TCTCTACCGACCTCAAAACCTTTTTTGATGGCGCCAAAGGCGCTCGATGCCGCTGACACAGCGGCGACTACCTCAATCATCTCTCTCTCCTACTGATGACTTCAATAGTATTTAGTAAAAAAGAGAGACAGGGTTGCCCCTGCCTCTCCGTCTTGGTCTACTATGCGTTGTCTTTTTGTGGTGTTACGACACTAAGGACTTTCTACACAGGGTTTGACAACTTACCCATTCGCAAGTTTCTGAAAGTATGACATGGTGTCATCTTCGTCAGTTGCATCTACACTAGGAATAGATGGTGCTGGTTCACTCTTCATTTGAGGTGTTTCAACAACATCTTCATCCATCATTGCAGCCGCACTTGCAGTTACCGTACCAGAGAGAACATCATCAAGTCTCTTCTTCAGTTCGTCATAAGACTTGAAGTTGGTAGGTGCAAGAAACTCTTGCAATGAATACTGGGTCTTCCAGATGTTGTTGAGAGCATCATCATCATCTTTCAGTGCAGATACAGTCTCAAAAGAGGATGCATCATAGTTCCAGTAACCATCAACTTTACGAATCTTCAGTTTGAAGTTCGCACCTTCCCAAAAGTCAAAAGGATTGATAGGTGTCTCATCTTCAAATTCTGGTTGCATTGCAGCCATCATCTTATCAAAGATTTTCTTACCGTATCTGAAAAGGAATACCTTTCCTTCATTCTCTGGGTGTTTGGAGTCAGACACAACATAAATGTTTGAGTAGTACTCAAGTTTACGTTTCTGTTTCCTCGCAATCTCCTTATCAGACTCAAGACCAGAATTCCATAGTGAGGAATTGTATTCTGACACAGGGTCTTTTTGGTTCATGGTGGTCAAAGAATTCTCAATGTACCACTTACCTGTTGGGCCTTGGAAAGCGTGTTTCCAGACTTTCACCCAAGGTAGTTCTTCACCTTCTGGTGCAGGCAAGAAACGAATAACTGCATAACCGTTACCAGACTTATCCAGTTCTGGTTTCCACAGTCTTTCGTCTACATAAGACTTCTTTTCTTGAGGGGCACTCTCTGCCTGAACTTGAGAGAGTAGTTTGTCGAGCGTGTTCGCTCGTCTAAGTGTATCTAACGACATATTTTTTCTCCGTATGTTATCGTATGTTTAAGTATTTCACAGTCTTTCATCATATATTTTATTTATAATACTACATCATCCACCCAAAGTCAAGGAGTCTTTCAACTTCTTCTTGGGTAATATACTGTAGATTTTCACAATCACGCCAGGCCTCAACAAAACAACAGGTGTCATCTGTTCCTAGAACATCTTTATTCACCTTGTAAAAGTTGACATCTGGGTAGTTGTCAAAATTAGTTTTATGACCGACAATCCAACTGTCGGGCTTCACATAATTTGAAGTTTCTGGTAGATATCCAGTTGTTCCACCATATACATTGTTTAACTTCAAATCTTTTGAATATAGGTCATGACCTATAATGAACACATTCTTTGCACCCATCTCACAGGCGATTTGAATAGACAGAACACCACAACTCTGCATCCTGTCATTCACAATCGTTTTTGCAAGGTCACCTTCTTTAACACCAGTGATAAAGGTCTTGACTTGTTTGCGTTCCCATTCTAGTTTCTTGATGTCAATGTCTGGGTTCTCTTCCACAATCTTTTTAAAGTGTGCATCCACATCGGCCGTATTAGAACCGTGTATTACAAACCCAACATCATCATGTCCTATACAAATATTGGCGTCTTGATAGTCTTCCTTCATCTCATTGAGGAAGAACATAGGTAATACATTCCAATCACGAATATGAGTGTGGTTGTCTTGACAGTAACCACTCCTGTAAATCTCATGAGTGATTTCATTATCCACTGTTACCAGATGGTCAACCTTCATATCACGATATATTGCATTGCACCCAAACGTGGTGCCTCTACCTTCGATAACCTTCATGTCAAAATCTAGTCTTGACTTTCCGTTACCAAAACAAAATGCGTTCTCTGTTGTCATCCTATTCTGAATCAATACTTCTGAGTTCAGGCCAGGATGCTGGGAATAAATTGTGTCCATATTCATCAATCTTGTTTGCGATAATCTGTGTCTCATATTGAGTGTCCTTTGCACAACGTAAATTACAAATTCTTGCAAAGGCCATCAGTGTACCAGACCAGTACCATTCTGTGTAAAGGTTTTGTGGGAGAACCATTCTCGCCATCTCTGGTGCGATATTGGCGTTCAACAGATTCTTGTATGTCTGTGTCACGAACTGAATTGCACCATCAATATTATACTCGACAGTCTCTTCACTACTACCTTGTTTCTTATCTTCTGCTCGCAGTCTCCACTCTTTCGGTGTATAGAATTCTGGTTCATCATCAACATATCGTCTTGATATTTCATTCCATACCAAACCTACTTGGTGTTTGACTAACTGTCTTGCAACAAAGATTGGAGCCTTGATATGGAACTGCATAGATGCGTGTCCAAATGGACTCCAATGGTCTTCTCTTGCAAGAAACTTAATCAGTTTGAGGTCACCGTGTTCAAACTGTGTCTTTTTCTTACCAAAGGATACTCTTGCTGCATTCACTACAGAAAGGTCATCACCCATATGGTCAACCAACTCTACGTTCAAGTGAATTCTCCCCTTCCATTTTTGCTTCTGCATAAGTTTTTCTTGTATAAAACGCAACTGTATTTTTACCATCAAATACTTGACAGTGAAAGACAGGTGGTTTCGCCTTTACATAATCGGCAGGCCTGTCATCCTTGGCTGGGATGACATAACCGCCTTGGAATACCTTGTAAGACCTAGTGTCGTGCATAACGACTCCTTGGTCTACGAGGTGGATTTGAAGCCATAAACTTGACTCGCTCAGTGAGAGTTTTATCTCTCTGTTGGAGTTCGGCCAAGTCATACTCCAAAGTGTGAATTCGTGCATTGGCCTCTTCTAGTTTTGCACGATAGAAATCCCTTTCTTTCTCTACAGGGTCACCGTCAAAGTGAAGGGTTACGTCAGTCATCAAAATGCTCCTTTATTAACTGCATTGTTACTACTCTATACTCATTTACATCATTTGTCAAGAGGTTACTATAATTTTTTATCAGTTTTTTTCTGTCGGGCCATACTATCGTTTCATTAATCTCCTTATCAAAACGGTTGCAGAAACCAAGAAGTGATTCCAGTATTGCGACTGTCTCAATCGAAACCTTCTTGGACATGAATTGTTTTAATAACAAGGGGTGTTGTCCACCACCTTGAAATATTTCATCGAATGATTCAACTTTGTGAAATAATTCAACCATCTCTGATTTGTAATTATATTTAAGGGATTGATTTCTTTTCTTCCAGTTCAAATAATTCTCATCGTTAAAGTTTCCAACCCAGCCTTTGGGATTGACTATGAAGTTGGATATGAAGAAGTCTTTGGTATCTTCTTTATACTTTCTTGCGACCTTACCAAAGAAAGGCCTATCATTACGTTTTAAGAACGAGTCAACGCTCACATTCGCCTTACCATTATATTTTGCATAGTCATAGTTACTGGTAAAGTGAAGTTTCAACGCATGATATATTCTATATGCGTCATAGGCTTCCATTATACGGGCAACTGTGCAACTTTTGGTAGGTAATTTAAATCCCTTGCATTACACTCAATCTTTTCCTTCAGTGATTTTGTAATAAGGGGTTTGATGGTATCTGGTTCGATGTTGTTTTTCTCACAGTAATCTAGTACTGCTTCCATATGAGAACAACCACACTCTTGAACAACTTGTTCCACTGCAAGTGAGAACTTTTTTGGTGTCATCAATTTTTCCATATTATATTCCTTTAAGACGATAGAGGGAGTCACCCTCTATCTAATTTTATACAGCAGAGCAGTCATATATACCGACTGTTGCAAGGTGGTGACTAACCCACCCTTCTCCTTTCGTGTTGACACAGAGGTCTATAGTACCACAGTGCTTGCCTAGGATGCGGTGTCTCTGTGTTGTGGAGTTAACCGTGACCCCACACGGACGTATTAAGGCGTCACCCTATCCATGTAATCTTTTGTGCAAGTGCAACTGCTACCACATATGCACCATAACCAAACAGACTCCATAGGGTTGCAAAGAGAACCATTTCAATACTGTCAGTCTCGTGCCACCATTGTTTGAACTTATTCATGTTCACCACCTTTATCTTGTGGGTCTAGTTTAATTTTCTTACCGTCAATCCAGATATCTCTTGCACGACTTGGTGTCGATGTAGGAAAGTGCATAAAGAATGTAGGACGTAATCTTGCAGTCTCAAAGGTTGCAACTGTAATTACAATGGCCGCAAGTATCAAGGCATGGGCAATCATACTTACACCCATAACCCAAAAACTACCAATCCACATTGAAAATACAATACACCACATCCATGCAAGTACCTGTAGTACCATATGTCTAGTATTAGTATCTGGGATATGTCTTAGTGGGTTCTTGTCGGCATTCATTACACTGTGCCAACTGTCATGAATAAATTCTCTCATATCAATTACCTTTTCCATCGTCAGTTTCATTGGATAGTGTGCATCCACATTATCCTTAAAATCAATAGCGTCATACAGGTCA